CGACAGCCAACCGGAATCCCGACACGTCAACTCCCCAAGGAGTTGACAAAAACATAGGAACACCCCCTATCGTGTCGGACTCTTACAGACATTCCTTCCCCATGGAATTGGTATGTGATCCGAACGATGAGGCCGACCTGTTCCTGACGGTGTTCAAAGCGAAGGTTCCTATGTTCGACTTGTGGTTCGACCTGACGTATTCCACGTTCGACGGGGTGACCGGTTCGTTCTATCCCAATTGGAGCGAATGGACGTTCGGTGACCCGAAGGAAGCGAAGGACGTATTGCACTCCTATCTGGATTCCATCGATGTTCTCCGCGTTTTTTTTGCGGACTACCTGCGGGTATTCGAGTGGGCGTCGACCGTGGACTGGCGCGGCCTGCTCGCCAAGAAGCGTGGTGAATCATGTCCAAGCAGATAGAAGCACAGGACGGTTGGCCCATTGGCAAGGTGGCGGAATTCCTGAATCTTTCGAAGAGCACTCTTTACATCTGGTCTTGCTACGACCGGTGGGGCGGGAAATACCCGCCGGCCCCGAAGCGCATCGGCCGTCGGCTGGTGTGGGATCCACACGAGGTCATCGACTACCGGAACAACAGGTGCGCCATCACCCGCAAGGAACTGGTCTACGGCAAATAAAGGTTTCCCGGCCCCAATGCCGGGAGAAAAAAGAAATAAGCGGTGTCGGCGTTGCACTGTCCAAGGTATTGCGCCGACACCCAACATCGCCAATCAAATTCAGAAAGGAAATCAGTGATGTCAAACAACAAGGTTAGCGGAATCCACGCCATCGGCGTCGAGGTTCCCGAGGACATGTCGCTCAAGGAGCTCATGGAGCGGCTGCTTGAGGGAGGAGAGGCTGAGTTGGAGAAGGAGTTGGACGAGGAGACGCGCCAGCCGGAAACCGGCAAGTGCGATTGTCCGGTGTGCGATCCAGACAAGGACACCGTGGAGGAAAGATTGTTCCATCCGGTCGATCAGTGGCAGCACGCCGTCGATGTGGCCAGTGACGTGCATGACGCGGCCGGCTCTCTCGAACACGCGCTGTTCGAGCTGGGTGAGAACCCGTTGGCGTTCGAGGCGTCGATGATCCTCAGCCAGTCGCTGACCCTGCTGCGTGCCATCCAACGCAAGCGCAAGGAGGTTGCGGAATGAGCATCGAAGCATTGCGCAAAAAGAAGCGTATGCGCCGACCCCGGCCGAGGTTAACGGACGGGCAGAAATCGGCCGTATTACTGGCTCTCACGTTCTTCGAGGGTTGGCTGGTCGGTTTCGCCGGCACGCATAGTCGCATCCCAAGTCCGGTGGGTACGCCGCAGTGGATGATAACCGGCTCGCTCGCATTGGCGGTCATCCTGCCGCTCATGTTCGTGGGAATCCTGTTGAAGTGGGGCGGCGATGGAACAGCCAAGTGAGTTCACGCTCTGCTTGCCGGGCGACCCGGTGCCGAAGGGCAGGCCCCGCGTCTACAACGGGCATGCGATCACTCCGAAACGCACCGTCAGGGCGGAGGAACGCCTGTTCGCGGAATTCCGGTTGAAATACCCGCAGGCGAAACCGTTCCAATGCCCCGTGCGCTTGGAGGCGGAGTTCTGGATGAGCCATAGGGGTCGGCCCGACCTCGACAACCTGCTGAAGCTGGTTTTGGATTCATTGAACGGCGTCGCCTACGTGGATGACGCGCAGGTCGTCGAATCCCACGCCAGCAAGCGGATGCCCGACCTATGGGTCTACGGGTCGAAGGGCCGCTACCGGAAGCGCAAGAGCGGCGACCCCTACACGTGTTGCGGGCACGAGTACGAGCCGCACCTCTCTATCCGTATCAAGCCGCTCCCGGAATGGGAGCCGAACAAGCAAGGAGAACAATCATGAGCAAGCCGATCAACGAGCCACGCATGGTGCAACAGGCGCTCGTATCCGACGAGGACCTGAGCTTCGAACTGGCGGCCCTGGTGCCGACCGCGAACGGGATCACGAACGCCGCATCCACGTTCATCGACAAGGCCACCAAACTGTTGCTGTCCGACAAGATCATACTCACCAACGAGCAGCATACGGCCGTCACGTCGGCCATCGCCATCACCCAACTGACCGTCAAGGAAGGCGCGGCCATATCGAAGCTGCTGCGCAACCCGGACGCTTCGGCGGAGGTCATAGCCGGACTGCGACTCACCTCCGAGGACAGGCAGGATGCCTGACCGGCGTCTTTGGATGCCGCGTTGCAGGACATGCGGGCCGCTCGGCAAGCCCACCGGACTGGACGAGGCGGTCACCTGCTGCAACCGGCACACGAACCAGACCAAGCATCAGACGGCGTGGTATCCCACCTACGCCCAAATCATCGTGAAAGGCACATCAAATGACTGCGAATGACACGTCAACCATTGAAACCACGGAGGCCGTGAACCCGGACGGGGAATTGCGCCAAGGATTGTTCGCCGCGCAGGCGGCGCGCATCGTCGAACTGCAGGCCGAGATCGCCAGCCGACAGGAGGAAATCGACAATCTCAAATCCCTGATTCTCGACTCGCATCCGGTCGGCACCTACCAGGCCGGCAACCTGAGGGTGCAGGTCAAGCCGGGCGCGCGCCGCATCAACGCCGGCACGTTCGAAAAAGCCTACCCGGCCACCAAGTATCCCGGAGCCTACCAGTTGCGGCCGCGGCCGCTCAGCCAGTTGGAGAAGCTGCTGTCGGCGGACGCGGTGGCCGATTACGCGATGAGCGGCAAGCCGACGGTGGTGGTCTCATGAACGCAGAACTGTCCAGCCTGGGCATCGCCCAGATCGTGGAAAGCGTTATCGCCGACTACGACCTGCACGACGAGGACGGCAACGAGCTGACCGACGACCTGTACGTCATCCGTTCCGAGCAGCTCGACGAGCTGGGCCTCACCGTCGCCAGACGCATCCACAGGGCCATACGCGAACTGGAGGCGCAGGGCAAGACCGGTTTTCCCGTGCATTCGATGGCCTTCGGCAGCATGCCGGTAACCATCGCGAAGGACGGCGACCGCACCTACACGCTGCGCTTCGACAATTCGGACGAGGCGGTGGCCATTACACGGCTCAGCAGAACCGCGTTGGCGGACATTAGGAAACAGATCAACGAGTTTTTGAAGGAGGTGAAGAACCATGAGCATGAATGACGCCATTCTCGCCGTAGCACAAGCCCAACAGCAGGGTGACGCGATACCCGTCGACGTGCCGCCCATGACGCAGTCGGCACCCGATATGGACAAGCCGCCGGCAACGCCGAAAACCAAGACGGACACGATGGAGGAACCACGATTGTGGCCGGAGATCCGCCAGCTCATCGAAGCGGATATCCAGAACGCTCCGCGTGAGCTGCAGCGTGAGATAGGCCCATCCGAACTGGGAACGGATTGCGTGCATTGCCTCGCGGCGAAACTGGCGGGCTGGCCGGAGCGTCGTTCGCCGGGTTGGCGGCCGTTCATCGGCACGTGCGTGCACGAGCACTTCGAGCAGATGTTCCGCGAGCTGAACAGGGATCCTGCGCACCAGTTCCTCTACACGAGTGAGGACAACGTGACCGAACTCGTGGAGCGCTGGCGCAGCGAATATCGCGTCACCGTAGGCCGATTGCAGGGCCTGCACGGCGGCTACGACGTCACCGGTTCGATCGACCTCTGGGATCGCAAAACCCATAGCACCATCGATTGGAAGAACGTCGGCAACACAACCGTCACCAAGGTCAAGGCCCACGGCCCATCGCAACAATACCGGGTTCAGGCGTCGCTCTACGGCATGGGCCTGCAGAACGAGGGCGAACGGGTGGAGCGCAATTGCATCTATTTCCTGCCTCGCAACAAGACCAGTCTGGGTGATGCTTTGCCCTGGGAGACGAGGTTTGATCCGGAGCCTGGCAAGTGGGCGTTGAGCCGCGCCCAACTGCTCGTCAATCTCATGGATTGCGTGGAGCAGGCGGAGGGCCCCGACGTGCGCGACAGCTGGATCAAACAGTTGCCGGCGGCCGGACCCGACAAGTGCTTCTCCTGCAAGGGCCGGGTCTGGCCGGATATGAGCGCGCTTCCCGAGTTCGACGAGAAGCCGTGGCCGGACGTGCCCGACAAATGGCTCCAACTCATCCCCCTAATCGAATCCGAATACCAGTTCACCGAATAACGAAAGGAAAACAATCATGTTCGGACAGCCACAGCAACAGTATGGTTACCCGCAGCAGGGTTACCCCCAACAGGGGTATCAGCAGGGGTATGGTCAGCCGCCGGCACGCCCGGCCGTGTCCATGACCCCGGAGCAGATGCTTGCCAGCATCGAATCGCAGAGCAGCAAGGGCGCGAAATTCGAACAGCCCGGCACATCGATCAGCGGAATCATCGAGAACGTGACCGCCAACCAGATCCGCGATTTCAAGTCCCGCCAGCCGAAGTTCTTCGATGACGGACAGCCGCAGATGCAGGTGCTCGTCACCATCAACACCGGCGTCACCGATCCGATGGTGGAGGACGATGACGGCCGGCGCACCGTGTACATCAAGGGCTTCGGCCTCCAGCGCCACGCATGGCTTCAGGCGTTGCACAACGCCGGGCTGAGGAAGGCCGCAGAAGTGCGGCCTGGCGACCGTTTCACGGCCACGTTCACCGGTTTCGGCGAGGCGAAGCCCGGCATGAACGCGCCGAAACAGTTCGAATACGTGA